GACAAGGGCAAGTATTTCAGCGTCATCCTCGACGACGTCAACGCGGTCCAGTCCGACCTGAAGCTGATGGACACGTTCACGAACGACGCCGCCGAGCAGATGAAGATCAAGATCGACAGCGTCGTGCTGAACCACCCGCCGGGAACGCCGACGGGGCGCTGGTCAACCGTGGTCGTCACCGGCAACAAGGGCGACGTTGCGGGTGTCGTGTCGGGCAAGATCAACCTCGGCAAGACCGGCGCGCCGCTGATTCCGGCGAACGCAACGCCTGCCGGCTCGCTCGCGGGCGCGACCTGCAACCCGGTCGATATCATCCTGCGCGCAGGGCTGGTGCTGGACGAGCAGAACGCCCCGGAAACGGGTCGTTGGATCGTGCTGCCGGCGTGGATGGGCTTCATCCTGAAGTCGTCCGACCTGAAGCTGGCGTACCTCACGGGTGACGACAAGTCGCCGCTGCGGACCGGCAAGATCGGCAACATCGACCGCTTCACGGTGTACCTGACCAACAACTACGAAGTCATCACGGATGGCGTGAAGGTTGCGCCGTGCGAGTGCCTGTTCGGTTGTCGGGACGCGATCTCCTTCGCGTCGCAGATCACCAACGTCGAAACGCTGCGCGCACAGACCACGTTCGGCAACATCGTGCGCGGCCTCAACGTGTTCGGCTACAAGGATACGAAGCCCGAAGCGATGGGCGTCGTCTACGTAGCACAGGGCTGATCTGGCTCTGTAGTATGGGATGACCGCGGGGCTTCGGCCTCGCGGGCACCACCACGACCACAGGGGCTGATCATGCTGGCAAGCGATGTAGTGACGCGGGTCCGTAACGTCCTGCAGGACGCTGACGGCACTCGTTGGCCTGACGAGGAACTGCTGATCTGGCTCACCGACGGGCAGCGCACCGTCGTGCTGGTGCGCCCAGATGCCTGCATGAGGAACGAGAGCCTCGATCTCGTCGAAGGCACCAAGCAGAAGATCCCCGCCACCGGCTTGCGTCTGTTGGACGTCGTCCGCAACGTCGGCGGGCGCGCGGTGCGCCTCGTTGATCGCGAGGTTCTCGACACCGGCAATCCCAACTGGCACACCGCCACCGGCAACGCGGTGATCCGCAACTACGCCTACGACGACCGCGACCCGAAGACGTTCTACGTGTCGCCTCCGGCGATGAAGCCGGACCCGAGTAAGAAGCCGGCCAAGGCCGTGCTGGAGATCATGTACTCGATAGTCCCCGCGGACGTCGTCGCGCTTACAGACGAGTTGCCGCTGGAGGACATCTACATCGACTCGCTGACAAACTATGTGCTGTTCCGTTGCTACAGCAAGGACGCACAGAACGCCCAGAACGCCGCGCTCGCATCGGGCTACCTGACGACGATGATGAACATGCTGGGCGTGAAGACCAAGAAGGACGTCGCGTTCTCGCCCGACCTCAACAGCAAGGGATCGCTGCCGAATCCGATGGCGATCCAGATGGAGGGCGTGTGAAATCACTCGACGAGTTCCTGCCCTACGTCCTCACCGACGTGCCCGGCTGCAGCGACGAGGTCGCTCTGTCGGCCATCATCTCGTCGGCCATCGAGTTCTGTGAGCGGTCGATGGTGCTACAGACGACGCACGACCCAGTGAACATCGTGGCCGGCAGGACCGACTACGATCTGGAGCCGCCGACCGGGATGATCATCTGCAAAGTGATGAAGGCGTGGTACATGGGCCGCAAGCTGGAGCCGTGCGCGCCGGACGACATGGATGACGTCAGTCCGTACAACCCGGCGGTCGCGAGCAGCGGTTCGTCACCCACCCACTACATCCAGAAGGATCCGCGCACGATCACCGTGTGGCGCGCTCCACAGAGCGACGGCCCCAAGGCGCTCACCCTGCGCGTGGCGCTCAAGCCGTCACGACTCGCGACCTCTGTAGACGATGTGCTGTTCGAAGACTGGGCCGACGTCATCGCGTCCGGCGCGAAGGCATCGCTGATGATCATCCCCGGCAAGCCGTTCAGCGCCCCGCAGATGGGCGCGATCAACCAAGGCGCGTTCAACTCGGGGATCAACCGCGCGCTGACCCGCGGCTACAAGGGCTACACGCGCGCCAATCTTTCTGTGCGGATGCGGAGACTCTGATGCCAGCAGCCAAGTACGACATCGCTGTCGAGCAGGGGGCTACGTACTACTTCCCCCGGTTCCAGTTCGGTACTCTGTTGGTCGATTCTGCCGGCGTGCCGATTCTCGACGGCAACGGCAACCAGCAGATCGACATCCCGCGCGATTTCACCGGGTGCAAGTTTCGCTGCCAGATGCGGAAGACGAAGAGCGTGAACAGCGAGGTCGTGTTCACGGTGACCAGCGAGGATACCAACGGTGGGATCGTCGGTGACGCGCAGGGTTTCGTCACCATCATCGTGCCGGACGAGTCGATGGACGCCGCGGCCAAGGATGGCTTCTGGGATCTGAAGTGCTACAGACCGGACAAGAGCGAAGACCGGCTGATTGAAGGCGAGGTGAAAGTCGATCAAGCGGTCACTGCGGACGAAGTCGCACCCGCTCCATGACCGACGTCGTCCTCATCGAGGAACCCGGTGGCGTAGTCGTCATCGAGGCTCCGGCTGCGCCGCCGAACGTCGTCCTGATCACGGACGCGCCGGCACCGCCGCTCCTTTCCGTAGCCGCTCCAGCAGCACCCCCGACGATCCTCATCATCGAGGCGGTGCGCGGCCCTGCCGGCGACAGAGGCCCGCCGGGACCGCAAGGCGACATCGGACCGCAGGGCGATCTCGGTCCACAAGGTCCGCAGGGGATCCCCGGTCCGCAGGGCGATCTCGGGCCGCAGGGCTACATGGGACCGCAGGGTCCGGTTGGCCCGCAAGGCTTGATGGGGCCGCAAGGCATCACTGGCGCGCAAGGACCGGAGGGGCCGCAGGGTCCGTTTGTGGCGGGGCCACAAGGCCCGCAAGGCGCTGATGGCGGCGGCTCGACGATCATCACTGGCAACGGGGTTCCGACCAGCGCGACCGGCAACGTCGGTGATTACTACATCGACGCCGATTCGAACATCATGTACGGCCCGAAGGACGCCGCGGGCGATTGGCCGATTCTGTTGGACGGGAGTTCCGGTGGCACGGTGATCCACAGCGCCAACGGGATCCCGACGTCAGGCATCGGTGAGGACGGCGACTACTACATCGATCTCGACAGCGGGATCATGTACGGCCCGAAGAACTCGGACGGGCTGGTCAACGAGTACTTCCTGAACGGCAACCCGGCCCCCGAAGCCGTCAGCGCGGTCGCGTCCAAGGTCGGCAACGTCTACCAGACGCTGGTCGCTGGGCGCATCACCGGGGCGCGCTTCTGGCGCAACTACCAGCTTCCGGCGGGCGCGATCTCCCACACCGTCGAGTTGTACGACGCTGCCCACAATCTGTGGATGACGTCGCAGCCGTCGGTGGAAACGAACGGACAGAGCGGCTGGGTCGAGGTGCGCTTCGGGCCGTCATCGTTCCCGGTCGCTGCCGGCGCGACCTTCACCGCCACCGTCTGGCTGGAGCGGTCGCACAACTCCGCCACCGATCTGTCTGTAACCAACCCGGCTCGTGCCATCTTCCTCGGCGGCGTGTGGCAGGACGGCGGTCTGTTGCCGGGCTACCCGGCCAGCGGACCGAGTCAGGTCAATCGCTACGTTGACATCGTCTGGCAGGTCGGTGACACCGCTCCCGGCATGGACATGTGGCCGATCACGGTCTACATGCAGGGTCCGCCGGGTCCACAAGGCCCGGCTGGTCCCGGTGGCGGCGCGCAAGGTCCGGCTGGGCCACAAGGCGCGCCCGGCGCGCAGGGGCCGCAAGGCCCACCGGGCGGCGGCACTGGCGGCGGTGGCGTTGCGACCTTCCTTGAGTTGACCGACACGCCCGACAGCTACGCGGGTCAGGGCAAGGGCTTCGTGCTGGTCAAGCCAGACGCGACGGGGCTGAAGTTCACCACGCCCGAGTTGACCTACGACGCCGGCTACGCGGTCGTCACAGAGGCCACGCCGGGCGGCGGCACGGCGTTCCGCGCCAAGGCCAGCCCGACCAGCAGGCCGACCACCACGCCGCCGATCGCGAGCATCACCACGGTGTCGACGCGACCGACGTAGATGCCGTTGCC